GATTGTTAACATTTATCAAAGACTGTTTCTGTTTAGTATCATCATAAAGAATCTTTTCGAATAATGTGATAGGGTTTTCCACAGCTGAAAGTTCCCTAGTGTCCGTATCTAAAATATGAAAATATTTTCTATCTTTAGCGTCCGACCAAAAAAATTCCATCTGACTGCCTAGATAATGTATGTTACCCTGATTACTTTTAGTATGAAAGTGTCCAGACAATACCATATCAAATCGTCTAAACGCATCTGCAGACATGCCATCATTACAGGTCACCCCTTTCTGCATTTCAAATCCAGTTAATTCTAGATGAGCACCAACAACATCTGCCTTACAGGTATTAAGAAATTGTTTGGTCTTTTCTTCATTCTCAGTATTGATCCAAGGGATTAACGCAACGTTCATTCCATCATAGTTAACCACTTCAGGTTTCTCAATGATACGAACCTCGTTCATATAATGGCCAAGCAGTTCTTTAAGGGAGTTTAACTGATTGGTGTTTTTGTAGTAAACATCATGATTGCCTGGGATAATATCCATATGGATCCCACGATCCCGAAGTTGATCAAGAAATATGCGGCGATTGTGGTTAAGTGCCTTGAAGTTAATTGAAGTACGGTTTTCATAATAATCACCTAAATGGAGAATTTTATTTATACCGTGTTCCTCTAAATATGGAAAAAATATTTCTGAATAAAATCTTTCTTGATAATTCATAAAAATTTCTGAACTATTTCTAATACCTGCATGAGTATCATTTAAAATTGCTACTTTCATTTCATAAACCCCGTAAGATCTGAGTCCACATGACGAGTTCTTTTCTTTTTTATTTTTTGACTCTTAGCAAATTCTTTAACTGTTTTATCTTTTTCCTTAACATAATCAATGCGTTCTCTGAGATCATCAACAAAGGCCTGAGTCTGTCTAGAGGCATGATCATTATCAATTTCTTCAGCGACAAGTAATTCTATTCCTGACTCTGACAAGTATTTTAATTTAATGTCTTGTTGTTTCTTTTCCTTTTCAATACGTCTCAAGAAGGCGTACCAAGAGATCTGAGTGAAGTAAGCGAATGCATTGGGTTTCCCTGTACGTGTAGCCGTCTCCAGATTATAATTCTCAATTGCTTTCAAACAGTTCTCAACTGCGTCCATCACCATCTCTTCTCTGTAAGTATACCGCACAAAGTTTGCCTTGTGCGACAAACCCTCTGCAATTTTTAAGAAACATCTTGCAATATAATCTGTTACGACAGGTTTTATTTCTTGTTTTTCTTTTGCTTCAAGCGCAGTTGTAACATAATCAACCACCGCTTGAGAAAATTCAGCATTGTTAACGTAGTGTGGTTTATCTTTAGGTTTCATAGGTATACCTCATAATATTTCATTCATTATACAGTAAAAAAAATATTTTGTCAACGCTTGACAAACATAATGTTTTTGTGTTATACTAGAGCTTAACTCGCCGGGGAAAGAATAGAATATACTTAATTAATGGACAGTATCATCTGTAGGGAATTTAATAATGTTGGATGCCGATTTATCAGAATCAATACGTTGATTTATATTTTTAGAGTCTTTTAATCCAAACAATTGTTTTAAAGATTCAGATAGTTGTTTAAGACCATTTAATTTATATTTTTCATACTCTTCTAATCTATTTTTAGTGACTATAGCAGATTCTTTTAATGCAATATTATATTGATCAACTAGATATTCAGTAGGCCTATTCATTGTTATAATATGATCACTGTTCATCATCACATAATCTTTATCATCTTCTAAGAAATGGATCCATGCTCTAAATGCATATGCTCGATCACCACCATCATATTCATAATTAACAATAGTCATAGCATTACGAATAATCAATTGATTGGAGCCTTCATCAGGCCACTCCATAACCTCACAGACAATCTCGCTGCCGTTAGTTAATTTAAACTGTGCTAAGTCTTTTTGATTATCCATTATAGTTTTAACCTAGTTAACTTATGTTTAAACTTTTCACTATTATATATCTTAATTCTTTCTGCACTATGCCGCAAAGTAAAATTAGGTTTGCCCTTTGACCTTAAATCATCTGCCAAGTCGTAAAGCTTCGTTGTTCTTCCATCATCTGACAATCGTAGACCTCTACCAATGGACTGTAACACTCTGATTTGTGATTTACTGGGAGATGCGAAAACAATATTGTGAATGTTTTTAATATTGATACCAGTAGAAAAGGTACCAAGACTAGCAATAACAATTGAATTGTTCTGAGTTTCAACGATGTTACGAATTGCTTCTCTGTCATTGGTTTTTGTTTCTCCTGACACATAGAACAGTTTTCTTCCTTCATCTATTTTATCCTCAACTAAATCTCTTAAAACTTTACCGTGTTTATCTACTAAATTAAAAAGTACAAGTGTATTGCCATCAAGAGACAAAGCAAGATTTCTAATAAAGTTGTTGCGTTTTTTATTTCCCACTAAGAAATCAATTTCTTCCTGATACGTGCACCCGTATAATCTATCCGCATCTTCTTTCAAATGTTCCAAAAGAATAATATCTATATCTAAACTAGCTAGTTGGTTCTTCTCTTGTAAGGTGGATGTAGTGGTCACTCTGTGCACTGGACCAAACAGGCCTTCTAAAACTAACTTATGTACCTGTGTTCCATCTAATGTGCCTGTTGTACCAAATCTATAATCAGCGTTGTATGATTTGTTCATAATAGATGATAATGATTTAGATTTAAAGCCGTGAACTTCATCCCCAAATATGCAACCAAAATCTTCAAACCATTTAGGCCCGAGTTTATAGATAGACTGCCATGTAGTAATGATTATTCGTTTATTTGTTTCTTTAAGTTTACCACTGTATATTATATGAAACAAATCTGGGTCACAACCATAGTCAGTGAAGTCTTTCAACATTTGTTCTACCAAAGATGTTGTAGGAACAATAACTAAAACTTTCTTATCATGATTTTGTAAATACCAACGCATCAACAAATAAATAATAAGTGATTTGCCTGAACCTGTGGGTGATATTAAAATAGATCTTTTGAATTTAATTGCATGACAAACAGCATCATATTGATAGTCACGTGGAGCAAATGGCAGATTAAGAGTAGATATCCATTTCATTGTTTCTATATGATTGACTTTATTGGTATCATAAGGAAGACCATAAGGACCATCTAGAACCTTAATACCATAACCACGTTGCATACAAAATTTTTTAATTGACCAATAAAGACCAGCATTAATTTCACCGTTGGTCCGGTTCAACATTCTAATCTTACCGTCCCAGCGCCTTGCTTTTACCGCAGGCATAAACTTAGCACCTGGAACTTCGAATGTAAAATATTCAGATAACTCAGACGCAACGGATTGATCACAGTCTGTCAACTGCAACATCGCATGATCTTTTAATCTAAAAGTTATAGTTTGCAACTAGAACCCAGCCTCAAATTGTTTCCATTTTATAATATTACCGATTGTTTGATGACGCCATTTAAGATTTTCAACAATCTCTTTTAGAGTATCTATGAAAGTTTTTAAGTATTGTATTTTAGCTTCACTTGCTACAAGTTCAGGATCTGCTTCAACATAATGTTCCATCTCACCTTTTAGAATTTTCAGTCCGTCAAACGGGTCTGGATCCCATCCCAATTCAAGAACTTCTTCATGTGCCATTTTACCTTGATACCATAACCACTTTTTTTTCATGAGTTCTTTCTGTTTAAATTCAGCATCTTTAAGACGCAACTTTACTTGACTCAAAAGTCCAAGATATTTTGCATGTAGTTCGGGAGTAATTCTAGATGATTCATCGATAGATGACAAGTCAATACGACAATCTTTTGACCATTGTTCTAACACTTGTTCTAAATTCATTAAGCAATCTCATAGTAAAATATATTTAATTATATCATAAAAATTCAAAATAATCAAATCTGAATGTCATTGGGGCAGTTATATATGTGTCTTCGTTGGTCGATGCTAATTGCACATCACCTAAACTAATAGGGAATGCGTTAACGTACTGGAATTGCCGGTTAGAATTATTTGAACTAGTTAATATTTGTACTCTAATGTCACAATAATCTGATAAAGACGTATCATTTTTTTTATAGAGAACTCCAGAATTTAAATTGTGTTTAGTTTCTACTATCTGTTCCATCCAATTATATATTTCTCCGTAAACATTCATCTGTTCGTCAAGGATAACATCTAAAGTTACAGATCCAAATTGAATTGCATCACCAATAAAAGGCACAGAACCTATTCTAGGTCTTCCAATT